ATGAAGCTCGAAATGGTAATTCTGGAGCGTGTAAACATTACGGATATACTTACGAGCAAACAGATAGATGTTTTACATTAAAATTGTCGGATGAGTTGGTTTCTCAAAATGAGTGCTAACGGTTTCGGGCTTGGCGAAGTACCGCATTGCACAAATGTTGAAATTTAGCACAAAGGCTTGTGGCGGTATTTTGCCAAACCACTGTTATAAGCCGTTTTTATTCGTGTTTGGCGTAACAATTTAATTTTAAAACAATGGTAAATATTAAAGGATTTCCACTTTTGCACGAAGAAGAATGCAAAGAAATGTTTAGTGCTGATATGTCATTTTCTGGATATTATTTTATGAAACCAATTTATAAATGGCTTCCTGATTTTAGCGAATTAGATGACGAAGAAAAAGCAAAATACATTTTCAAAAACTTAAAAGAAGGTATGTATTTAGTTGGATTAGAAATAATATCTGAAAAATGGGTAAACAAAGGATTTTGCGGAATGCTTTTAGAAACTTACGGACTTGTATTAGATGAAGCAAATCCAATGGTAAAAAAAGGCGATAGAGGTGATGAAGAAAGTCTTATTTATTTGTCTTTTGACCACGTTGCTTTTGCAGTTCATTCTGTTACTGTGTCGGTGTCCTAAAATGGCTTATAACGTTGAAGCATTGGCAAAGTGGGGGCATTATAGCACCACAGCCAAATTAAAAAACAGAAGTTGAATTATGAACAATAGCTTAATAGAATTACATCAGCCCCCATTTTGCCAATGCAATGTTATAGGCAGCCCTTCTTCGGTTGTTTATAATATGGATTGTGTAGAGGGGATGAAGCACTACCCTGATAAATACTTTGACCTTGCAATTTGCGACCCACCTTATGGAATTGGCGATACGTTTATTAGCTTTTCTACTGGTGTTAAAAAAGGGAAATTGGAACGAATACATAAAGAAATGGATTGGGATAATGAAATACCAAATGAAGAATATTTTAGCGAATTAAAAAGAGTTTCTAAAAAGCAAATTATTTGGGGTGCAAATTACTTTAATTCATTTTGTGATGGGGGTGCTTTGGTATGGTATAAAAATAGAGGCGGTAATACTTTAAGCCAATGTGAAATTGCAAGTGTATCAGGGCAGAAAAAAGTTGATTACATAAATGTTCAAATACTTACTGGATTTGTTTCAGATGAAGAAAGAATACACCCAACGCAAAAACCAAAAAAATTGTATGATAATATTTTAATGATGTATGCAAAAAAAGGGATGAAGGTTTTAGATACTCATTTAGGTAGTGGCAATAGCAGAATTTCGTCATATTTTTTTGGATGCGACTTTATAGGATTTGAAACAAATATTGAGTATTGTCAAAAAAGCGATAAAAAATTCAATGAGGCAATTTCACAGCAGAGGCTCTTTTAGGGTTGCCTATAACAAGTTATTTGTAAATTGACTTTATAACTATCTGATAAACACCTATTAATCATGAACATTTCTGCTCACATCGACTTCTTTAAACAGGAGATGCAACGTAGGGGATTGGCTAATTCAACAGTTCAGAGCTATCCGTCCTACGTTAAAACATTCTTTGAACAATCGAAGGCAGATCACCCCAAGAATATTCATGAGCAAGAAATAAGGGACTTCTTAGGTAGATTCAAGGAACCGAATACACAACGAGCATATCACTCCGCTATCAAAAAGTTTTATGCCATTTGTTTAAACCAAGAACATAAGTTTCGATATATTCCATACTGCAAAAAGTCTAACAAGCTACCTATAGTTTTATCAGTCGAAGAAATTCAACGCATGTTTGATGTGTGTGAGAACTTAAAACATCGTGCTATCCTGGCATTGCTATATTCATGCTCATTACGCTCGTCAGAATTAGTCAATCTAAAATGGACCGACATTGACCGTTCACGAATGATTATTAACATCCGGCAAGCAAAAGGAAAGAAGGACCGACAAGTAGGACTAAATCAAAAACTGATTGAAGTACTGGAAACATACTACTGGAAGTATCGTCCAAAGGAATATGTTTTCAACGGTCAGTTTTCTTCACAATATTCAAAAGAAAGCGTCCTTCAAGTCATCAAACAGTTAGCCAACAAAGCACACATCGATAATAAGCGCGTCTACACTCATCTAATGCGTCATTGCTCCGCTACGCACATGCTGGAAAGCGGAGTTGATCTGAATCTTATTCAACGGATACTTGGTCATTCATCGGTTAAAACCACAGCCATCTATGCTCATATCTCTCATAACTTGATTTCAAGAATTAACTCTCCGTTGACCGCCATCAACTTATAGCCTATCTTTGCGTATCCCCATGTACGCGAAGACAGATAACCCCTATCGATTCAAATACCTTGTGACCGGAATTACCGGACCCGGGATTCCTTGCGTCTACCTACCACCCGAGCCGCCAGACGAAGAAGTACTGTTTAAGAAAGAACAGAAGTTCGTCAGGCCGGTGCCGCCAAACTACTTAAAAGAATGGATGGATGAATTCGTTCATGAAACAGAGAACACGCGAAAAGAGCAAGAAAAACATCCTGAAAAAAATATTCCTGATTACATTCATCCGCACCAGGAAGAACTTAATAAATGGGAAGAGCGCGAATTTGAGCGATGCACTAATGGTATCTGGTTTTGGAATAAAGGAGTCAAGACCTATCTAACCAACGACCATTACAAGTATCTAACCTCATGGGAATTATATTTTGGCTATCCTGATTACCGGGAAACAGATAAAGAAACATGGTATTGGGTTAAGTATTGGGAAGAAGACCCGAGTAGTTTCGGAGGCACATTCAATACGATAAGACGCGAAGGTAAGTCCGCCAAGATGGGGTTTTGGTTAATGAATAGAACATCAATGAGCTTCAGTCACTTTGCTGGAATGCAGGGAGAGGACAACATGAAGATTAAAGACTTCTATGATGAGATGGTAATGAATCCATTTTATCGATTGCCTTACTACCATCAACCACAATACGACACCAACACACTCCAGAAGAAAGGAATTCTATTCACCGAGCCGCCAAAGAAAAACAAAAAGCGTAAAGTAGGAAAGCGCGTTGTGCTGGGTTCAAAGATAGATTACAGAACGAGCGAGCCGAATAAGTACGATCAGGCCATGCTAAATTCCTATGTCATGGAAGAGGCTGGGAAGACGATCGTATGTTCAGTGAAGGACCGATGGAAGTTTGTAAAACCCTGTTTAAAGAAAGGTATCTACATCCGAGGCAAGGCATTCATTGGTACCACCGTGGAATACATGGACGTGAGTGGCAAGGGAGGTAAAGCCTACCAAAAGCTATGCTTAGAATCTGATTACGATATCCGCCAGAAGAACGGACAGACCATATCCGGATTGTACGCATCCCTAATGCCAGGAGATTGCGCCCTCGAAGGATTCTTTGATGAGCACGGAATCCCGGATCGTAAAGCCGCGATGAAGTGGATCCTTGACGAGCGTGATGCTGTTAAAGATAACCCGAAAGACTATTCAGACTTGGTACGAAAATACCCGACCAACTGGAATGAAGTATTTTATATTTCCGCAGATAAGTGCGAATTCAATGTAACAATCCTTCAGGACCGTAAGGCAGAACTACAAATGAATCCTCCACCGATACGGAGAGTCAACCTGAGCTGGCAAGACGGGAAGCGATTTACCAAAGTTGTAATGAGTGACGATCCGGCTAACGGATGGTGCAAGATGGCATGGATTCCGAAAGACAAAGAATTGGAATTACTGAATAATGTAGGCGTAAGGATAGAGAACGGAAAACAGAAGTACTTTCCAAAAAACAATTCAGTATTTTCAGCAGGCACCGACCCAATTGATTATGGGGTAAAGGTAGACAACATGAGCGCTGAAGGAACAGACTCAAGAAGGTCCAGACCTGTAATGAGCGTGAAGAGAAAGTACGATCCCAACATTGACGGGTTTTTAAGTCAGGAGTTACTTGAGCGCAGAGCCAAAGAAAAATATCCGTACAAGACCAACAAGCGGATATTGATGATGGACCAAAGACCAGGCGAGCCAAATATTTATTTTGAGCGATGCCTAATGATATGCTGGCTGTTAGGAGTTCCAATGATGTGTGAAAGTCAGAAGCCGGGCGTGATCAATTATTTTAAAGAACATGGGTGCGAAGATTTTCAACTTAATAAGTACGTGCCAAGCGCTCAGATGAAGCCTTCAGACTTTGTAGATGGAACCCCAGCCTCCACGATGATGAATCAGGAGTTAACCGGACTTCTAGCAAGCCTGATCGAATACTTTGGACACGTTGAACCGTTTGTTGAATTCGTTGAGGATTATTTACTATTTGATCCCACCGACACCAAGAAGTTTGACTACGCTATGTGCGCAGGATGGAACGAAGTAGCCGAGAAAGTGAAACCCAAAACAACCGAAGCCCCACAGCATAAAATCACAGAGTATTTTAGGCGATTCAGAAGAGACGGAAGCGTAATCAAATAATTCGCTAAATTTGCTCAAATGCAATAAAACATGGCAGACGCCTACAATAGTCCATACGGATTTCCAGACGAGTTCGCCCCGCCTCAAAAAAAAGAAAAAGATGCTTATGGACTACAGGCCGCCAAAGCCATGTACTACGCCAAAAACCGCTACGGATACCGCCTTTTTGATAACGACACCAACTACAATGCCCTCGTTGAACTAGCCCAGGGCAGACAAAGTACCGATAACATCCGCAGAATGTTTGGATTCCACGACAACAAGGAATCAACCATGGATGACAACGGCACCTTAGCCTATGTAGACATTCAGGTAATCAACCTGGCAACCAAGTACATCAACCGGACAGTCGCCAAACTTCAACGCAACAAGTACGACATCAACCTTTCCGCCATCGATCCTATTTCGGTAGACGAAGCCAAGGAGATGAATGCGAAGATTGAAACCTTTTACGAGCTCAGGGATTGGTTTAAGAATATCAAACTGGATCCAAAAAAATTCTTCCCTGATTTGAATCTGGATTTGCTTCCAGAATTTCCGGAAGAGTTAATGTTTCAACTGAGTACCAACCAGAAGATTCAAAAAGTAATTGACGGGGAGAAGACAATCAAACTGCTTAACAACGTCATTAACAATACAGACCAGATCATGCGCGAGTATGATTGGAATAGCACAGTAATCGGTCGCGGACACGTTCATTGTTATCTTGATGAAAACAAGATGCCAAGAGCCGCAACGATAAATCCGAAGTATTGGGGAGGAAGCTATACCGAGAACGAAGATTACAGTAAGTCCGAGTATCAGTTTTTTATAGAGTTCATTACCCGCAATCAGTTCAAGAAAGAAGCTGAGAACAAACTACCAAAGGAGAAAATTGACGAAGTAATCAACGGTCACACGTTCGCTAATTCGATCAGTTCGTATGGCAGTCTTCCCGATTTGCTCGATCATTACGATGGACTGGAGTATATCCCAGTGATGAGATTTTACTTCCTGAGTAATGATAACAAAGCAATCGTTACCTGGAAGAATGATAACGGGCAGCCGATGATTGACGAGCGCGGCTATGAATACAATCAGTCGGAAGAAGCCACCCGGGAGCGCGACATCAAACGAATTTCTTATACGTCCGTCTATGGCGGCACCTGGGTACTGGATAGCAACATTGTTTACGATTACGGACGCAGAGATATTCCACGGACACAATTAGTCAACACCCGATTGCCGATCATTACGTTTGCGCCTAACATGAAGGAAGGCCGGGTAGTTAGTTTACTTGCTCAAATGATTGAGCCGCTAACCATGCTGAATGTGGCATGGAATAAAATCAAAGACATCCTTGCCAAAGGCCGCATGAATGTGTGGGAATTGAATCTAAGTTCGTTCGAGAATGTAGCACTAGGAGCAGGCGGAAAGAATTGGACCCCACAGGAAGCGGTAGACTTTTTATTCCAGACCAATATTGCTGTTACCCGGAATAATACCAATCAGTACGGCCAACAAGTAGCCCCAGCCGTTCGGGAGATGGCTTCCGGATTACAGTTAGCTGATTACTACACTACCATAGCGCAGTGTATCCAGTTCTTAAATGATCTTTCCGGAGCAACCGTAGCCGAACAACCAAGCATGCCAGACCGGTTAGCCGTTGGCGCCATGAAAGCCAACATTGCAGCCGGAAATGAAGCGATTGAATATCTGGTCAATGGTCACAGACAAGTATATCACCAGGTTACCCACATGCTATTGTTACTTACTCAGGCAGCCAAGCGTGACAAGGTAGCCATCCAGGGAATGATACCCGCGTTAGGGAAATATACAACCGAGTACTTTGAGGTACCGGATTCACTACCATATTGCGAATATGGATTAATGATGGAGACCGAACCAAGCGAAGAAGAGTGGATGGCATTCTACGCAGAAGTAGCTTTATCTGTTCAGGAAGGTCGTCTCAATAGTTCTGATTCTGCATTCATCCGCATGGTGAAGAACCTGAAGCAAGCCAGGTTCATCATGGCTAACCGCGAGCGCATCAATGAAATGAAGGCCGCACAATTCCGTCAGCAAGAGCAACAATTCCAGATGCAGGTCGGTGCCGAAGCAGATCATCGTAAGACCGAGCGCGAGATGATGATGCTCGATAAGAAGAAAGAGGACGAAAAAGAATTGATGGCTATTCAGGCACAGATTGACGACGCCTTGTTAACCAAGAAGGCCATGCTGGACGGTGAAGTAAACCAAGTATCCAAGATGGTTGAGCAGCAGATCAAGAAGCAGCAGGGTATCGATACGATACTGAAGGAGGCGCTACGATATAAGGGGGAGGTTTATAAATCGGATAAGAAACTCCAAGGCGATGTAATCAAAGCACAAAAGCAGGCGGATACCGCACTAGAAACGGCTGAGATAAATGCGAAGGCTAAGAAGAAGGAGGGAGCGAAGAAGAAATAGATTGTTTGCGAACACCCATATCTCGTAGATAGACTTCAATATTTTGACCAGCTTTTGCGAATCGCTTAATCTCATCTTCAGCGCTAGTATTTTTCTTTAGATGCTCACTATAACACTCTTTAGCAAAAAGTAATACTTTACGCTTCCTCTACGGGAGCATCAATCCATTCTTTTTTGTCGGTATCATATACCTTGCCTTCGGGTGCTTCTGTCATGATCTTTGGGGTTGTTTGTCGTGACGAAGGTCGTTAAAATTCTATTGATTTGAAAAAACCAAATTTATTTGTTTTATTTGTACTGTTATCCAGGCGGGATAACCTCATACAGTTTAGGGCTCCCGGGGAACGCCAACTCTCCGGGAGAAACCCTAGAGATGTTATAAAATGCTTAACGAGGGTAGTGGCCGTTCGAGCCCTGTAATATTCCTGAGCGGATCAAGGCAGGTTCACTTGATTCAACATCTTTTACTTTGTGGCCTTTTCTTTTTTAGCCTTAGACTTCGCATTTATCTCAGCCGTCTCCAGTGCGGTATCTGCCTGCTTCTGCGCTTTGATTACATCGCCTTGAAGTTTTTTATCGGACTTGTAGACTTCGCCTTTGTAGCGCATGGCTTCTTTGAGTATGGTATCGATACCCTGCTGCTTCTTGATTTGCTGCTCAACCATCTTCGATACCTGATTGACTTCACCGTCCAGCATGGCTTTCTTAGTTAACAAGGCATCGTCAATCTGTGCCTGGATAGCCATCAATTCTTTTTCGTCCTCCTTCTTCTTATCGAGCAATGCCATCTCACGTTCGGTCTTGCGGTTATCCGCTTCGGCACCGACTTGCATCTGGAATTGTTGTTCCTGTTGACGGAATTGTGCGGCCTTCATTTCATTGATGCGCTCGCGGTTAGCCATAATAAACCGGGCTTGCTTCAGGTTCTTTACCATGCGTATGAATGCAGAATCGGAACTATTGAGACGACCTTCCTGAACAGATAAAGCGACTTCAGCATAAAATGCCATCCATTCTTCTTCGCTTGGTTCGGTCTCCATCATTAATCCATATTCGCAATACGGTAGCGAATCCGGTACCTCAAAGTACTCGGTAGTATATTTCCCTAATGCCGGGATCATGCCCTGAATAGCTACTTTGTCACGCTTGGCTGCCTGAGTGAGTAACAAAAGCATGTGGGTAACCTGGTGATAAACCTGCCGATGACCATTGACCAGATATTCAATTGCTTCATTTCCGGCTGCAATGTTGGCTTTCATGGCACCAACGGCTAATCGGTCTGGCATACTCGGTTGCTCTGCTACAGTGGCCCCGGAAAGATCATTTAAGAACTGGATACATTGCGCAATGGTGGTGTAATAGTCGGCTAACTGCAATCCAGAAGCCATCTCCCGAACGGCTGGGGCTACTTGTTGTCCGTACTGATTGGTATTGTTTCGGGTAACGGCTATATTGGTCTGAAATAAAAAGTCTACGGCTTCCTGTGGGGTCCAATTCTTTCCGCCTGCTCCTAGTGCCACATTCTCAAACGAACTTAAATTCAATTCCCACACATTCATGCGGCCTTTGGCAAGGATGTCTTTGATCTTGTTCCATGCCACATTCAGCATCGTTAGCGGCTCAACCATCTGGGCAAGTAAGCTCACTACCCGGCCTTCCTTCATATTAGGCGCAAACGTAATGATCGGTAATCTTGTGTTGACTAATTGAGTCCGTGGAATATCTCTGCGTCCGTAATCGTAAACAATGTTGCTATCCAGTACCCATGTGCCGCCATAAACGGACGTGTAAGAAATTCGTTTGATATTACGTTCCCGGGTGGCTTCTTCTGACTGATTATACTCGTAGCCGCGCTCATCGATCATCGGCTGCCCGTTGTCGTTCTTCCAGGTAACGATTGACTTGTTGTCGTTACTCAGGAAATAGAATCGCATCACTGGAATATATTCTAATCCATCGTAATGATCGAGCAAGTCTGGAAGACTGCCGTATGAACTGATTGAATTGGCGAATGTGTGCCCGTTGATTACTTCGTCAATCTTAATCTTCGGTAGTTTATCCTCAGCTTCTTTCTTGAACTGATTCTTGGTGATAAACTCGATAAAGAACTGATACTCGGATTTACTGTAATCTTCGTTCTCGGTATAGCTTCCTCCCCAATACTTCGGATTAATCCGTTGTGCCCTTGGCATCTTGTTTTCATCCAGGTAGCAATGCACATGCCCGCGGCCAATCACGGTGGTATCCCAATCATACTCGCGCATGATCTGGTCTGTATTGTTAATGACGTTGTTAAGCAGCTTGATTGTCTTCTCTCCGTCAATAACTTTCTGAATCTTCTGATTGGTGCTCAACTGAAACATTAACTCTTCCGGAAATTCTGGAAGCAAGTCTAAGTTCAAATCAGGAAAGAACTTTTTTGGATCTAGTTTAATGTTCTTAAACCAATCTCTGAGCTCGTAGAAGGTTTCGATCTTCGCGTTCATCTCTTTGGCTTCATCTACCGAAATAGGATCGATGGCGGAAAGATTGATGTCGTACTTATTGCGTTGAAGTTTGGCGACCGTCCGGTTAATGTACTTGGTTGCCAGGTTGATCACCTGAATATCTACATAGGCTAGTGTGCCGTTGTCGTCCATGGTGGATTCCTTGTTATCGTGGAATCCAAACATTCTACGGATGTTGTCGGTGCTCTGTCTGCCTTGGGCTAGCTCAACAAGGGCGTTGTAGTTGGTATCGTTATCGAAAAGGCGGTATCCGTAGCGGTTTTTGGCGTAGTACATGGCCTTGGCGGCCTGTAGTCCGTACTCGTCTCTTTCTTTTTTAGCAGGAGGCACGAATTCGGATGGAAATGGGTAGGCCCCGTTATAGACATCTGCCATGTTTATCGCATTTGAGCAAATTTAATGAATTATTTGATTACGCTTCCGTCCTTCCTGAATCGCCTGAAATACTCCGTGATCTTGTGCTGTGGCGCTTCAGTGGTTTTGGGTTTGACTTTCTCGGCTACTTCATTCCAGCCTGCGCACATGGCATAGTCAAACTTCTTGGTGTCGGTGGGGTCAAACAATAAAAAATCTTCGACAAATTCAATGAAGGGTTCAAGGTGTCCAAAGTATTCGATAAGGCTTGCCAGTAAGCCTGTTAATTCCTGATTCATCATTGTGGAGGCTGGGGTTCCGTCTACGAAGTCTGAAGGCTTCATCTGTGCGCTTGGTACATACTTGTTAAGTTGAAAATCTTCGCATCCGTGTTCCTTGAAATAATTAATGACGCCTGGCTTCTGACTTTCACACATCATCGGAACTCCTAACAGCCAGCATATCATCAAACATCGTTCAAAATAAATATTTGGTTCGCCTGGTCTTTGGTCCATCATCAATATCCGCTTGTTGGTCTTGTACGGATATTTTTCTTTAGCTCTGCGCTCTAATAATTCCTGACTTAAAAACCCGTCAATGTTGGGATCATACTTTCTCTTTACGCTCATTACGGGTCTGGACCTTCTTGAGTCTGTTCCTTCAGCGCTCATGTTGTCTACCTTTACACCGTAATCAATCGGGTCGGTGCCTGCTGAAAATACTGAATTGTTCTTTGGAAAATACTTCTGTTTCCCGTTCTCCATCCTTACGCCTACATTATTCAGCAACTCCAATTCCTTGTCTTTGGGAATCCACGCCATCTTGCACCATCCGTTTGCCGGATCATCACTCATCACAACCTTCGTAAATCGTTTATTGTCTTGCCAGCTCAAGTTAACTCTCCGTAATGGCGGTGGATTCATTTGTAACTCTGCCTTCCGATCTTGAAGTATCGTTACATTGAACTCACACTTATCTGCGGAAATATAAAATACTTCATTCCAGTTGGTAGGATACTTTCTGACTAAGTCTGAATAGTCTTTAGGGTTATCCTTAACAGCATCGCGCTCGTCAAGGATCCACTTCATCGCGGCTTTACGATCCGGGATTCCGTGCTCATCAAAGAATCCTTCGAGGGCGCAATCTCCTGGCATTAGGGATGCGTACAATCCGGATATGGTCTGTCCGTTCTTCTGGCGGATATCGTAATCAGATTCTAAGCATAGCTTTTGGTAGGCTTTACCTCCCTTGCCACTCACGTCCATGTATTCCACGGTGGTACCAATGAATGCCTTGCCTCGGATGTAGATACCTTTCTTTAAACATGGCTTTACAAACTTCCATCGGTCCTTCACTGAGCAAACGATCGTCTTCCCAGCCTCTTCCATCACGTAGGAATTAAGCATGGCCTGATCGTACTTATTCGGCTCGCTCGTTCTGTAATCTATCTTCGAACCTAACACAACGCGCTTTCCTACTTTGCGCTTTTTATTTTTCTTCGGTGGCTCGGTGAATAGAATTCCTTTCTTCTGGAGTGTGTTGGTGTCGTATTGTGGTTGATGGTAGTAAGGCAATCGATAAAATGGATTCATTACCATCTCATCATAGAAGTCTTTAATCTTCATGTTGTCCTCTCCCTGCATTCCAGCAAAGTGACTGAAGCTCATTGATGTTCTATTCATTAACCAAAACCCCATCTTGGCGGACTTACCTTCGCGTCTTATCGTATTGAATGTGCCTCCGAAACTACTCGGGTCTTCTTCCCAATACTTAACCCAATACCATGTTTCTTTATCTGTTTCCCGGTAATCAGGATAGCCAAAATATAATTCCCATGAGGTTAGATACTTGTAATGGTCGTTGGTTAGATAGGTCTTGACTCCTTTATTCCAAAACCAGATACCATTAGTGCATCGCTCAAATTCGCGCTCTTCCCATTTATTAAGTTCTTCCTGGTGCGGATGAATGTAATCAGGAATATTTTTTTCAGGATGTTTTTCTTGCTCTTTTCGCGTGTTCTCTGTTTCATGAACGAATTCATCCATCCATTCTTTTAAGTAGTTTGGCGGCACCGGCCTGACGAACTTCTGTTCTTTCTTAAACAGTACTTCTTCGTCTGGCGGCTCGGGTGGTAGGTAGACGCAAGGAATCCCGGGTCCGGTAATTCCGGTCACAAGGTATTTGAATCGATAGGGGTTATCTGTCTTCGCGTACATGGGGATACGCAAAGATAGGCTATAAGTTGATGGCGGTCAACGGAGAGTTAATTCTTGAAATCAAGTTATGAGAGATATGAGCATAGATGGCTGTGGTTTTAACCGATGAATGACCAAGTATCCGTTGAATAAGATTCAGATCAACTCCGCTTTCCAGCATGTGCGTAGCGGAGCAATGACGCATTAGATGAGTGTAGACGCGCTTATTATCGATGTGTGCTTTGTTGGCTAACTGTTTGATGACTTGAAGGACGCTTTCTTTTGAATATTGTGAAGAAAACTGACCGTTGAAAACATATTCCTTTGGACGATACTTCCAGTAGTATGTTTCCAGTACTTCAATCAGTTTTTGATTTAGTCCTACTTGTCGGTCCTTCTTTCCTTTTGCTTGCCGGATGTTAATAATCATTCGTGAACGGTCAATGTCGGTCCATTTTAGATTGACTAATTCTGACGAGCGTAATGAGCATGAATATAGCAATGCCAGGATAGCACGATGTTTTAAGTTCTCACACACATCAAACATGCGTTGAATTTCTTCGACTGATAAAACTATAGGTAGCTTGTTAGACTTTTTGCAGTATGGAATATATCGAAACTTATGTTCTTGGTTTAAACAAATGGCATAAAACTTTTTGATAGCGGAGTGATATGCTCGTTGTGTATTCGGTTCCTTGAATCTACCTAAGAAGTCCCTTATTTCTTGCTCATGAATATTCTTGGGGTGATCTGCCTTCGATTGTTCAAAGAATGTTTTAACGTAGGACGGATAGCTCTGAACTGTTGAATTAGCCAATCCCCTACGTTGCATCTCCTGTTTAAAGAAGTCGATGTGAGCAGAAATGTTCATGATTAATAGGTGTTTATCAGATAGTTATAAAGTCAATTTACAAATAACTTGTTATAGGCAACCCTAAAAGAGCCTCTGCTGTGAAATTGCCTCATTGAATTTTTTATCGCTTTTTTGACAATACTCAATATTTGTTTCAAATCCTATAAAGTCGCATCCAAAAAAATATGACGAAATTCTGCTATTGCCACTACCTAAATGAGTATCTAAAACCTTCATCCCTTTTTTTGCATACATCATTAAAATATTATCATACAATTTTTTTGGTTTTTGCGTTGGGTGTATTCTTTCTTCATCTGAAACAAATCCAGTAAGTATTTGAACATTTATGTAATCAACTTTTTTCTGCCCTGATACACTTGCAATTTCACATTGGCTTAAAGTATTACCGCCTCTATTTTTATACCATACCAAAGCACCCCCATCACAAAATGAATTAAAGTAATTTGCACCCCAAATAATTTGCTTTTTAGAAACTCTTTTTAATTCGCTAAAATATTCTTCATTTGGTATTTCATTATCCCAATCCATTTCTTTATGTATTCGTTCCAATTTCCCTTTTTTAACACCAGTAGAAAAGCTAATAAACGTATCGCCAATTCCATAAGGTGGGTCGCAAATTGCAAGGTCAAAGTATTTATCAGGGTAGTGCTTCATCCCCTCTACACAATCCATATTATAAACAACCGAAGAAGGGCTGCCTATAACATTGCATTGGCAAAATGGGGGCTGATGTAATTCTATTAAGCTATTGTTCATAATTCAACTTCTGTTTTTTAATTTGGCTGTGGTGCTATAATGCCCCCACTTTGCCAATGCTTCAACGTTATAAGCCATTTTAGGACACCGACACCGTAACAGAATGAACTGCAAAGGCAACGTGGTCAAAAGACAAATAAATAAGACTTTCTTCATCACCTCTATCGCCTTTTTTTACCATTGGATTTGCTTCATCTAATACAAGTCCGTAAGTTTCTAAAAGCATTCCGCAAAATCCTTTGTTTACCCATTTTTCAGATATTATTTCTAATCCAACTAAATACATACCTTCTTTTAAGTTTTTGAAAATGTATTTTGCTTTTTCTTCGTCATCTAATTCGCTAAAATCAGGAAGCCATTTATAAATTGGTTTCATAAAATAATATCCAGAAAATGACATATCAGCACTAAACATTTCTTTGCATTCTTCTTCGTGCAAAAGTGGAAATCCTTTAATATTTACCATTGTTTTAAAATTAAATTGTTACGCCAAACACGAATAAAAACGGCTTATAACAGTGGTTTGGCAAAATACCGCCACAAGCCTTTGTGCTAAATTTCAACATTTGTGCAATGCGGTACTTCGCCAAGCCCGAAACCGTTAGCACTCATTTTGAGAAACCAACTCATCCGACAATTTTAATGTAAAACATCTATCTGTTTGCTCGTAAGTATATCCGTAATGTTTACACGCTCCAGAATTACCATTTCGAGCTTCAT